GGCGCACGAGCTGCGCCTGCAGTGGCTGTCCTACGAACAGATCGGACGCGTGATCGGGTGCACGGCGACGGCCGCGAGGATCGCGTGCGCTCGACATGGTCGACGCGTCAAGTCGCAGAACAGCGAGCAGCTGCAGTCCGAGTTCGTCGCGTCGATCGGCGAATTGCTCCGGCGCGAGATGTGGGCGGCCTCACAATGTGAGGAGGTCATCCGCTTCCGCGGCGCCAAAGGTAGCGCCCACCCCCAGGCGATGGAGGCGCACGCGCGCCTCGCGTCCCACGTGAGGACGATGCGCCAGCTTATCGCCGAGGCGGCCACCATCACGGGCGTGCGCGTGAACAAGCACGAGCTCACCGGGGTCAACGGCGGCCCCATCCACGTGGCCCACGACGACGTGCTCGCCGCCATTCGCGCTGCCGAGGAGAACCTCAACGCGATCGAGGCCGAGGGGCGTACAGTGGGCGAGACCGAGCATTAGTCCCCCGATCCCCCGCCGACAAAAGCCGGCTTTTGTCGGATGACCGCAGCCACCACTCCCCAGCCCAAACGGCCCACCCCCGCCGAGCTGCGCGCGGGCGTCACCCGGGCGTTCACCCGCTTCGAGTCGTTCTGCGGGCTGCTCGAGATCCTGGACAAGAGCGGCCGGCGCGTCCCCTTTCGGCTCAACAGGACGCAGCGCCGCTACGTGCTGGCACGCACGCGCCGGGACGTCGTGCTCAAGAGCCGCCAGGTCGGCCTCACCGTTGTCATTCTCGCGCTGATGCTCTACCGGTTCCTCACGGTGCCGGGGGCGAGCGTGGGGATCGTCGTGCAGTCGATGACGGGCAACCCGACATCGAAGAACATCGCGGCGATCCTCGAGCTGTACATCCAGTCGCTCGAGCGCAAGGGTGTGTCGTTCGACTTCGTGCGGCGCACCGACGCGCATTGGGAGCTGAAGAACGGCGCCAAACTTCAGATCCTCGAAGCTGGTGGTTCCGAGAAGGTCGCCGACAAGAAGGGCCGCAGCCAACGCTTCACACACCTCCACCTCACGGAGGTGGCGTACTGGGAGTACGCCGAACAGACGCTCGACTCGATCCTGGAGTGTGTGTCCGAAGGGCACGGCACCGAGATCGTGATGGAGTGCACGGCCAACGGCGCCTCCGGCCCGTTCTTCGAGCACTGCCAGATGGCGCGCAAGGGCACGAGCGGCTACGCGTTCCACTTCTTCCCGTGGTACGTGCACGAGGAGTACGAGGTCACCGTCGGCGAGGGCGAGAAGATCCAGCCGCGCACCGACTGGCAACGCGCACTCGTCCGTATACACAAGGTCTCCGCCGCCGCGCTCAAGTGGTGGCAGGCGCAGGTCGGCAAGTCGCGCGGCGACGAGGAGCATGTCACTCAGGAGTACCCCTCCGACCCGGACACGTGCTTCCTCGTCAGTGGCCGGACCTTTTTCGACAAGGGCCGCATCATCGCGGCGCTGCAGGAGCCCAAAGTCCCCGTCACCGTTCAGCAGATCCGTGAGACGGGCGTCGTGCAGATGCGCGACGGCTCCGACGAGGTGCCCGCGCTGCGGGTCTTCCATCCCCCGGTCCCCGGTGAGGACTACGTCGTCGCGGCCGACACGAGCGAGGGCGTCGGTGGCAGTGCGGGTGGGGCGCTCGTGCTCGAACGCAGGACAGCCCGTCACATGGCGACGCTCTGGGGGCAGTTCCAACCCTGGGCGCTCGGCAAGTGGGCGGTGCTCGTTGCGCGCAAGTACAACGGCGCGTTGCTCGCCGTCGAGCGCAACAACCACGGCCATACGGTGCTTCGCGCTGCGGCTGCCGAGTACAAGTACCGACGCATCTTCGTCGATCGTGACGAACGCCCCGGCTGGTTGAACAACGGCGCGACCCGCGCGCCCGCCCTCGACACCGTCGAGGACGCGTTCCGCGAGGGCTACCTCGACATCGGCGACGTGCACGTGCTGCGCGAGATGCGGACCTTCGTCACCGTGCAGAAGGGGGCATCGATCCGGGCGCAGGCGGCCAAGGGCGCGCGCGACGACACCGTGATGATGCTCGCCATCGGCTACGACGTACTCACTCGTCCGACGCAGAAGGCGAAGGAAGACTGGACGCGGCAGCTCCCCGCCGGTTGAGGGATTCCCTGAATGCCCGACGACGAAAAGGTCGATGCCGGCGGGGGAGGGATCTCCTACGGGATTCTCACTCAAAAGCACGACGACTACGACGCCCGTCTCATCGAGAAGATCGAAGACCTCTACACGGGCGGCTTCGTCCTGCAGCGCAAGGCGACTCAGTACCTCGGCGCGCTCGAGGGTGAGCACCCGGTTCGCTTCCAGGAGCGATGCCGCATCACGGCGTATCAGGCGTACTTCTCGCAGATCATCGACCAGTTCACGAGCGACGTCTTTGGTCAGCCGCTGAGCGTCAAGCCGGCAGCCGACGCCGACGACGCCAATACGCCTGGCGAGTTGCCCGACGAGGAGTTCTACACAGCGTTCGAAAAGAACGCGGACCGCAAGGGCACGGCCTTCGTCGACCTGATGCTCGGCGTATTGAGGACGGCGCTCAAGCACAAGCGCGCACTCATCGCCATCGACGCTCCCAAGAGCGAAGGGCCTGCGCCCGTCAGCCTTGCCGACGAGGAGGCTCGCGGCACGCGTGCGCTCTACGCCTACGAGTGTCCAGTCGCGCGCCTCATCGACTGGGGCGTCGACGACGAGACGGGCCGTTACACGTGGTGCATCCTCTGGGACAAAGAGCATCGCCGACAGGGTCCGCGCGCCGGCAAGGGCCGCGTCAAGGAGACGTTCACCCTTTGGGAGATCGCTGACGAGGCGAACGCCCGCGCCACCTGGCAGCGATTCGAGATCCAGTACCGCGAGGCCGAGCCCCCGAGTGCTGAATCGATCGTGACGATGGTGGACGAGGGCGTAACGAGCTTTGCCCGAATCCCCATTCTCAAGTTCGAGTTGCCCGATGGCTTCTGGATCGGCAACAAGACCGGACCCTCTGCCATAGAGCATTGGCAACGGAGAAGCGCCTTACTCGGTGCGGAGGCCAAGAGCCTCCTCGCCATCCCGTACGTCAAGCGCGGGCCACAGGCCAACGAGGTGGGGGGTCCCATCCCCGCGGACATCGCCGGGGACCAGAGTCGGGGCAACCGACCGCAAGCTCAGTTCAACTCCAAGGGGTGGCTCGAACTCGCGGCCGGGGACGAAGTGGGCATCATGGAGCCTGAGGGCAAGTGCTACGCGCTGACGGTCCAGGAGCTCAAAGAGCTGCGCGAGAGCATGTTCCAGGTCGTCTTCCAGATGGCCGCCTCGGTGCAGCGCAACAACACGTCGATGGGGCGATCGGGCGCGAGCAAGAAAAAGGACGAAGACCTGACGGCGCGCGTGCTCCGCGCACTCGGACACCTCATTCGCGAGTTCTCCGTGGAGGTGTTCGACACCATCAGCATGGCGCGCAACGAGGACGTCCACTGGACTCCCCATGGTCTCGACGGTTACGACAGCGAGGACCACGAGCAACTGACGCAAGAAGCGCTCGTCGCGGGGCAGGTCATCGACCTCATCCCGAGCGAGACGTTCCACAAGGCGTACGTGCGGGTGCTCGCGGAGAAGTTCCTGAAGAACGCGGTCGACGTCGAGACGATGGGCATCATCATCGACGAACTGTCGTCGGGGGTGGAGGCGCAGCGTGAGATCGACGCCCTCGAGCAAGAGGCGCGCAAGGACGCAATTGAGAACCCTCCTTCTCTGGGCTCTCAGCAACCACTAGGGCTAGCGGGCAAGCGTCCCCCGGTGAACGCGAAGAGCAAGAAGCCGGCGTCCGATGCCCGAGCAACCGACGCCTGAGAAAAAGAAGCGCTCCAAGCTCGAGCGCCTCTCGGCGGGCGCACTCCTCCTGCAGCAGCGCGCGGCCAAGAAGGCGATGGCTGCCACGGTCAAGCGATCCGCGGTGATCGCGGTCTCTAGTACGACGCGGCAGCAGTCAGCCTCGGACATGTCCGCTGAGCTTTCCGACGTCATCTTCGACGCGCGGCAAAAGGCGCGAAGGTCCGCACGGGGGCGACTCACCGCGGAGCTGAAGCACCACGGCGTGGACCTGCCCGACCACCGCTGGAAGATTGGTAGTCGGGCCGAGGACGATCGACGCGGCGCCAACTCCGCCGCGCGCAGTCTCTCTAAGCAGTGGATCGCAATCGCCGCCATCATCGTGGCCAAGCGAGACACGGACAAGCCCATCCCGCTGAACGTGGCTGCCGCTGCGATGGCATCCAAGGTCGAGCGCACCGCGCGTACTGAGGTCGCTTCCGCCTTCTCCGATGAGCACGCGGAAGCTCTGCGAGACATCGTCGACTACGACCGACGATGGCGCGATGGAGAGTTGGCGGCACTCATCGAGCAGAAAGTCGTGCGCCAGTGGAACGCGCTGCTCGATGCGTGTGATCGGTGCTGGCCCTACGATGGCGAGCAGGTGGGCATCGACGAGGAGTTCCCCGGCGGCGCGGTACCGGGGGGACAACATCCGCACTGCTGTTGCACTGAGGTGTTGGTGGAGAGGATCTGAAGGATGCCCGTCGCCAACTACATCTTCGTCGAGACCTCCCCCGCCGCCGCCGGTACCGCCGCGAGTAGCAACCTCGTGCTCGGGGGCATCGACAACGGGATCCCCAACGGCGTCCTCGGGCTCATCGGCGACTACGACGGTGCTGAGATTGTCGCAGAGCTGACCGGGGCAACCGGCGGCACGCTCGACGTTTACGTGCAGTCGTCGCCCGACGAGGGCGCGAACTGGTACGACATCATCCACTTCCCTCAGATCGCAGGTGGTGCGGCGACCGCGTATTACCAGTCGCCGCTCTCCACCTCGACCAACACGAGCGCCCCCAAGCAAGTGGGTAAGAACCTCACGCCCGCACTGGTGGCGAACACCACGATCAACGGAGCACTCACCGATCGACTGCGCCTCGTGATGGTGGCTGGCAGCGGGACTTCGGCCGGCGCTCAAGTCGTCGTGCGTGTCTGTCCCCAGCGCATCCGTGTGCGTGAGACTGGTTCGAGCATCTGAGGGGTCCATGGGAACGATGCACTACGTGACGGCGGTCCCCATTCCAAGGATGGCGCCGCAGGAGATGGATCGCGCGGACCTTTCACGACTTCCACGCGTCGACCTCGCCAAGTTCTTCACGGAGCAGGACGCCGCCGATCACATGGAGAAGCTCTCACCCACGGGCTTCTACGAGCCGCGCGTCGAGGCGCGTCCCGATCCTGAGGCCGATGAGAAGGTGGACATCGAGGGTACGTTGCGAACCAAGGCCGAGGCGGCCCAAATCGCACGACAACTCCGCACTCTGAAGTGAGGATGCTCGGTGCGATTCTTCCTGATCCGACACTCGACGCGGGAGACGCCCGAGGACTTCTCCGACGCCGAGGAGGGAGATCCGGAGGCGGAGCTGACCGACGAAGGCCGGGAGATCGCCGAGAGCCTGGGCAAACGCATGGCCGAGCAGGAGCTGCTTCCGCAGGTGATGTACGTAAGCCCGACGGTGCGCGCGCAGCAGACGGCGGAGATCATCGCCGAGGCGCTCGAGGAGGCGGGCTACACCAAGCCCGAGGTGAAGATCGACGTGGGCCTCGGTCCGCACATGAGCATCCGTTCGACGGTGCTCAAGGCGCTGAAGGACGAGAGCACCGAGGACGTGGCGATCGTCAGCCACCGCGACACGATCAAGAACGGCCTGATGAACCTCGGCAAGGGCGACAAGCCGACACCGATGGCGATGGGCGAGCTTCGGGTCCTGAAGATCAAGCGCAAGAGCGGCAAGTGGCAGGAGCAGGAGCAGGTGCTTCCGAGCGACCTCGGTCATCCCGAGAGCTACTGACGCGCGGCGCCCCCAACACACTTCGCCTCGTCGATGAGGAGACGTTCCTCGAATACCACCGACGACGTCGTGAGATCGCGCGACTCCTCCCTTCGCTGGTCGACCTCGACAGTGCGGAGATCACCGCGGGCGTCCGCGCCGCTGCGCTCCGCGCGCTGCGCGACGAGATCCGCGACAAGTTCATCACCGGTCCCGCCATCTATGCGGTGCCGGTGAACGTGGAATCAAGGCTCCCGGGCACGAGCCAGTAAAAGGCCGGACGCACCAATGGCAGACGCGGGGACGTCGTCTGCTTCCTCCGAAAGAGGGGTGCGTGAACCGAACGTCCGAGCCGGCGCATCGCCGGGGAGACTGTCCATGGGCCTTTCTGAAGAAGATCTCGAGCAAGTCAAGAACCTCG